GAAACCCGGCAACGGGACGGTGGAATAGGGCACTGCACGGATATCTGTCGCGTACTTTGCCATAGCACGGGAGGCCGAGGCGGATAAGCTAGGACTCGTCCGCTTCTCTCCGACAGGCTGCTAGACGGCGATCATCCCCTGACACACGCCACGCGCGGCTATCGCGAGGCGTTCACCGCGCTCCTGGCCGGGTTGCGCTGCAACGTCTGCCCGCGCGTGGTCCACGCGCTGACCGATCGCCTCGCCGTCGTGGGTTTCACCGGGCAGGCGGGAGATGGCGGCGCGGCGAGCGCGGACGCCGCCGCCGCCTGGAACTTCTGGCAAGCAGGGCGGTTCGATCGCGTCTCGAATCAGATCCACAGTGAGGCGGTCGCGCTCGGCGACGCCTACCTGCTGGTGTGGCCCGACGCCCTCTACCCCGACGCGGGCGGGCGGGTGCGCTGCTACCCCTATCGCGCGGACGAGATGGTGGTCGCCTACGACGCGGAGCGCCCCGACGTGATCGTGCGCGCGGCGCGCCTCTGGGCGGTCGGCAAGCGGTACCGGCTGAACCTCTTCTATCCCGACCGCATCGAGAAGTATGTCACGCGCGAGGACGCGCCCAACGGCGTCCCGGATCGCCCGACCGCCTGGACCCCCTACGCGCCCGACCCGCTGATCCGCAACCCTTACGAACAGGTGCCGGTCTTCCATTTCGCGTTCGATGCGGGGCTGGGGCAGTGCGGGCGTGGGGAGTTGCGCGATGTGATCCCGCTGCAAGACGCGCTCAACAAGACGCTTGCCGACCTGATGATCGCCTCCGAGTTCGGGGCGTTTCGCCAGAAATACGCGCTCGGCGTCTCGCTGGACGAGGACGATGAGAAGGCGATCGCGGTCGGGGTCGATCGGTGGGTCACGGTGGCGAACCCGGACGCCAAGGTCGGCGAGTTCGCGGGGACCGATCTGGCGGTCTACACCAGCGCGATCGAATTCTTCTTTCGCGGCGTCGCGCAGGTGAAGGGCATCCCGCTGCACTACCTGATGATGACCGGGACATTCCCGAGCGGTGAGGCACTGAAGACCGCCGAGGGTCCGCTGGTGGCGCGCGTGACCGACACGCAGGTGGACTTCGGCGATGTCTGGGAGGACGCGATCGCCTTCGCCCTGCGCGTGGCGAACACCGCCACAGACGCGCGAATCGAGGCGACCTGGCGCTCCGCCGAGAGCCGCGCCGAACTCGATCACGTCAACGCGGTCGCCATCAAGGTCCGGGACATCGGCGTCCCCGAGCAGACGGCGTTCCGCGAGTTGGGGTACTCCGAGGAGGAGGTCGCGGCCATGCTGACGCAGCGAAAGGCCGCGCGCCAGGCGGCGACGCAGGCCACGGCGCAGGCGTTCAACGCGGGCGCAATTTAGGAGGGCACAATGAGATACGAGGACACTCTCCGCTATCGTCGCGAGCAGGCGTATCGCGAACTGGCCGCCTCTGTCACCGAGGTCGAATCCGGGATGAACGCGTACTGGCTCACGCGCTGGCTCTACCGGATCGTGCGCGTGCTGTCGTGGCGACGATGATCGTGGTGCGCGTCTACGAGCAGGACGCGGCGCGACACCGCCACCTCCGCCGCGCGGTGTCGTGCGTCGATTGGGTGGCCGCGCTGGCCTTCCTGGCGCGGTCGGTGGTCGAGGGTGGCACGCGCTCCTACGAGATCGAGGAACGCGCGGACACGCCGGGCGACGCGGGCGGGGATTGAGGGGGAGGGATGATGACAACATCAACAACAGGTGCGGTCACAGAGGAGGCCGAGCGCGAGTTATTTCATTACCTCCGAAACCGCCAATACGACGGACTCCCCGTCTGGGCAACAGCGATCGCCATTGCGAAAGAACTGCAAATCCCGCCATGGGAAGTATTGGGCGAGGCACGGAGCGAGCGGGACTGGACTGCACTCGCGATTGCCAGTCTCTCGGCAAACGCACGCTATATCGAATGGCACAAAAAACTGACGCGGCGCTGATCGCGGCGACGGATGCGGTGGAGGGGGGGCAGTCGTGAACACGGACGAACGCAAGGCGGGGCTCGATCGGATGCGGGCGTATATCGCGCAGTTGCAACCGCTCATGCGACTCCAACAGTGGCTCATCGATGTGGACGACGAACCGCCGCGCGATCCCGATCGTGCCGCTGAGTGCATCCGCAAGTATCGTCAGTGGTGGGCGCGGATTGCCTACTCCGACGAACAACTGGCGGCACCGCCCGAAGAACTCCGCCTCACCACGATCCACGAATTGCTGCACCTCGTCACCACGGCGGAGTACGTCGCCGGACGCGAGGCGATCGAGGGGCTGAACAGCATCGCGCAAACCTGGGCGCAGGATCGGTTTGACAACGAGTACGAGCGGGCCACCGATCATCTCTCGCGCATCATCGCGCCGTTCCTGCCGCTGCCGCCCGCAGAGGCGAGCCAGGAGGGGGCGTAGGATGGCGTGGTCGGACAACGCTGACGCGCCGCTGCTGCACGAGTTGTGCTACGAACTGGCCGATGGTCGCTGGTGGCAGGCGTATGTGCTGGCGAAGGATGGGGCTGAGGCGCGGGCGGGCGCACGAGAGCGGTGTCCCGAACCCGCTGCCAAACTCATCTTGCATAATCGTATCAGTGCCGACTTCGCCCCGATCGTGGTCGAGTCGAAGATTACGACCCCGCGCGGCTGGGACGGTAGCCCCCATCCGTCGTGGGGCGATCTCGAAGCAACGAGCGAGACAGGCAAGCAATAGAATGCGACAGCAGCGGCAGCGCGAGTCAGGAGAACTTCTATGAATGAGGAGCAGCAATCCGCGTGGCGTACCCGATGGCAGCGTGGCGAACTCGCCCAAGTCGATCGGGAGTGGCGGAAGATCGGCGATTGCCTCGCGTTGATCGCCACGTTCATGGCGGACCACGGCGACGACGCGACGAACGCCGAGATAGCCGCGTTCACCGGGCGGGCGGCGGCGCTGCGCGAGCGGTGCGCGCGACCTGAGACGGGGGGGTGAACGTGCCGGACACGTCGCCACCGCCACCACCGCCGCTGGTCCCGCGCGATCACCCCATGCGCGCGTTCTACGAGCAATGGCACCGGGCCTTGCTGATCCAGCGGCAAGGGTTGGACATGCAGATTGCCCCGCTCGCGGCATTGCTCGGCTTGGCCGAAGGGAATGCTCGTCAACGTCGCAAAACGACGCGGGCATGGCACGCGGAAGAAGAGCGGCGTTCGGCTTGACAGGGCAACAGTGTGGTTCTACACTAACAGCAGTAGCATAACAGGCAGCCGCGCCGGAAGGCGTCGCGCCCCGATTGTCCGTCGCACCGCAAGGTGCCGCGTGGCAGCGGGGCGTTTTTGCATTTGCGGTTGCCAGCGGAACGCCCACGGGGAGCGGCGATCCCCGGTAGGAGGTCAGGCGCGATGTCGGTGGTAATCGAGGAGAACCCAGGCGGCGATGGCAACACCCCGAAGGTCACGCCAGCCGGGGGCGGTAACCCCGGTGGGGAGCTAGCCAAGACGTTCACCCAGGCCGAACTCGACGGGATCGTCAACGATCGGCTGACGCGCGAGCGCAAGAAGTACGACGGCTTCGACGACCTGAAGCGCAAGGCGGGCGAATTCGACAAGCTCGCCGACGCGCAGAAGTCCGAGTCCGAACGCCTGACCGGCCAGATCACCGACCTCACCGGCCAGCTGACGCAGGCGCAGCAGCGGGAACGCTCCTACGCCCTGCGCGACGCGATCGAGGAGACGATCAACGCCGCCGACTTCGTCCATGCGCCGCGCGTCTCGACCGGGCGGTTGATCCGCCTGCTGGACCTCGGCGATGACGACTGGGATGGCGAGCAGCCCCGCAACGTCAAGGCGCTGCTCGTCAAGCTCCAGAAGGCCGAGCCCGATTTGTTCGTCGCCAAGAGCCGCCGCACCGGGAGCGCCGATGCGGGCGAGGGCGGGCGGGAGACAATCGCGGTCTCCATGAACGACCGCATCCGGGCGGCGGCCGGGCGCGGGCATAGCTGACCCGACGCGTTGCCGGGAGGCAATAAGACGATGACACAAGGTGTGCGCTGTCCTCACTGCGGCAAGAAATTAGCCGAAGCGTTAGCGGGTACGCTGACCGTCACCTGTCCCCGCTGCAAGCGGAGTGTCACCCTACGGCTTCAACAGGCGGCAGGGAAGCCCTAAACTCCCCCTTCATCACTCATAGTAGCCTGTATCCAGCGTGATCGGTGCTCCGTAAAAGGAGGCCTCACGTTGGCTTACAATAATATCATCTCCCGTTCCGACGAACAGGCGCTGATCCCCGAAGAAGTCGCCGCCGGCGTGATCGGTCGCGTCGCGCAGCAATCCGCCGCGCTGACCCTGTTTCGCCGCATCCCCGTGTCGCGCGCCCAGGTCCGCATCCCGATCGTGTCCGCCCTCCCGACCGCCTACTTCGTCACGGGCGACACGGGCCTCAAGCAGACCACGGAGGTGAACTGGACCAATCGCTACCTCAACATCGAGGAGATCGCGGCGATCGTCCCGATCCCCGAGGCCGTGATCAACGACGCCGCGTTCGACGTGTGGGGGGAGATCCAGCCGCTCCTCGCCGAGGCGATCGGGCGCACGTTCGACGCGGCGGTCTTTTTCGGCACCAACGCCCCGGCTTCCTACCCGGTCGGCATCAACGCGGCGGCGGCGGCGGCGGGCAACAGCCTCACCGAGGCCAGCCTCGCCGCAGCGGGCGCGTTTTTCGGCGACCTGGACGCCGCGATCGCGCTCTTGGAGGCCGATGGCTACGAGCCGACCGGCTACGTGGCCGCGATGAGCGCCAAGGGGCGGTTCCGCGCCGCGCGGAGCACGCAGGGCGAGCGTCTGGACGAGAACCGGCTCACCCCCGACCTGAACATGGTGGACGGCGCCCCGATCGCCTACCCGATGCGCGGCCTCTTCCCGACCGGCGGCGCGGCGGGCACCAATGTCCGGCTGCTGGCGATGGAGCGCGAGCAGTTCATTGTCGGCGTGCGCCAGGACATCACCTATAAGCTGCTCGATCAGGCGGTCATCCAGGATAACACCGGGGCGATCGTCTACAATTTAGCTCAGCAAGACATGATCGCCATGCGAGTCGTGTTCCGCGCCGGTTGGGCCGTCAGCAACGTAATAAATTATGACCAACAGGCAGAGGCAAGCCGTTTTCCGGCTGCTGTGCTGCGGTACTGAGTAGCCCGCCTACGGTGGGGTATTCGCCGTGCGCGGCACCCGCCGAATATCCGGCGCGAACATCAAGAATCGGGAGGTTCAGGCATGGCCGACACGACGAAGGACGAACAGCCCAAGGTCGAGTCCGTGGCGAAGCAGGCCAAGGCGGCGGACGCCGCCGTGCAGGAGCAGGTCGATCACGAGCAGGACCAGGGTTTCCGGGGGGACAAGGCCGACCCTACCGACAACTCCGCGTATACGGTCCAGGGTGTGACTTCGGGGGCACCAACCCCCGAAACCGACCCGGACGCAGCAGCCGCAGCCGGTAGCACTCGTTTCAGCGGCACCAAGTCGGCCTAAGGACACGAGGGACGCACGATGGACATCGCGGTCGCGCGGGCCAGACTCGAACGCATGGTGCGCTGGGATTCCGCGCCGACGCTCACGAGCGCCGAGGTGGGCGACCTGATGATGCTCGCCCGCACGACCGACCTCAACGGCTACGATCCCTACGACGTGTGGGCACCGCTGACCGTCTATCCGGCGGCGGCGGTGTACACGCGCCACGTCGATGACCTGATCTACCCGGCCCCGATGGCGCGCGTCCCGACCGTCTCCAACGGGCATCTCTACACCGTGCGGGTGCCGGGGACGAGCGGCATGACCGAGCCGGCCTGGCCGCTCGCCGTGGGCGGCGAGGTGACGGACGGTACCGTGACCTGGCGCGAGAGTGGGCGCTACCTGTGGACGCCGACGTTCAACCTGGGGCGCGCGGCGGCGGAGGGCTGGCGCTGGAAGGCGGGCAAGGTGGTCGATCAGTACGCGGTCGGACTCGGCACGGGCAAGACGTTCGCGCGCGACCAGCAGTACCAGATGTGCATGCAGCAGGCGGCGGCGTTCGGCGGCGCGGGCGGCGGGATCGGCTCGGTCAGGCTGGCCGGGCGCGGTTCGGGGAGGGGGCGTTGATGGGTATCCTGTCGAGCGCCGAGATCGCAGGTTTCCGCGCGCTGGAAGCCGGCCTGCTCTACCACGATACCTACGCGGTGGTCCGGGCGACCGCCGTGAGCGACGGCGCGGGCGGCACGACCACGACCGAGGCGACAGTGGAGTCCGGGGGCTGCGACCTGACGGCGATCCCGCGCCTGCCGCGCGAGGTGTCCGAAGGCAACAAAATGGCGTCGGACGGCAACTACTACGTCACGCTATCCGCCGCGAGCATCGTCACCGCCAGCGATCGCCTCGTGATCAACGGTGCGCGCACATTCGAGGTGGTGGGCACCGATCGCGACGGTTTCCTGGCGATCGATACGCGCGCCGTGTGCCGTGAAGTGTTCTAGGAGGATTGGTGATGACATCCTTGCTGGTAATCGAGCACAAGGACGGCAGGACGTTCGCGGTGAGCGCGGCGGATTTCCGCAAGACCTACGAGGAGCAGGGCTTCAAGGCACTCCGTCACGAGGATGGTAGCCCCTTCGAACCGCCCGCCAAGCACGCCGAGAAGGCCGCAGACAAGCCGAAAGACGCCGACACAGACAAGGGGTAGGACGATGGGCGGCAAGCCGAGCAAGGGGACACCAGCCGACAAGCGGTTGAAACCGAACAAGCCAACCATGCCGACCATGCCAAGCAAGCCGACGGGCGGGAAGAAGAAGTAGTGGCAAGCGGGACGATCAGCATCACGGTACGCACGCGCAACCTCTGGGCGCTCCGTCTCGCCGCCGTGCTCCTCTGGACGCATTGCTGGCCCCTGATCGACCGGCTGATCGGCGCGGTGCGGGTGGAGTATCGCAGCGGTCTGACCGACTGGCGCGACACGGGCGCACGGCTCGTTCGCGACGGCCGCGAGATTCACACGGAGGGTATCTGATGGCCGGTTCTATCAGCGTCTCCATCCTGAGCAACAGACTTCCTGTCATCGCGGCGCAGTTGCCCGGCGCGGTGCGGCAGATCGTGACCAAGGCGGTTTCCGACGTAGAAGGCCAAGCCAAGCAGCGCGCGCCAAAAGACACCGGCGCACTCGCTAACTCCATCCAAGGGCGCATGACCGGGGATACGAGCGGCGAGGTGAGCGTGGGCGTCAGCTATGGGGTGCACCAGGAATTCGGGACAAGATTCCAACCGGGGACCCCGTATATGCGACCGGCTACCGACGCGGTACGCCCCGGCTTTCTGGCAGCGGTTGCCAAGATCGCGGACGTGTAGGCATGGCTGAGAGTGCGCGGGTGCGGGCGTTCATCTTCACCACGCTCACGAACGATCCGACCCTCGCGGGGCTGATCGGGAACCGGGCCTATCACGGGGTTGCCCCGGCGCAAGCGCAGTACCCGTTCGTCGTCTTCCAGATGCTCAGCGCCGGGAACGACCTCCTCGGCGTCGGGACGGCCCGCATCTGGTCCGCGCCGCTCTTCATCGTCAAGGCGGTCTGCAAAGGCAGCAGCACCGGCCCGGTCGAGCCGGTGGCGAACAGGATCGATCAATTGCTCCACTCCGCTGCTGGCACGGTGACCAATGGTGTCATCTGGGAATGTGTGCGCGAGCGCCCATTCGACCTCCCGACGAATGAGAACGGGGTGGTCTACCAACAGCTCGGGGGCGAGTATCGTTTTCTGGCGAGTCAAGTCTAAGGATCGTTGAGGGGCAACCCGCCCGGTGGTGTCAGTGCGACACGCGGGGGCTGACGGGGGCCGGTGGCCACAAACGAGAGGAGCCAGCGCCATGCGCGATCGGACATCGCCCGCCGCCCTGCCGCGTGCCCCGGATACCGGGGAGCGGGCGGGGCTTCGCGTTGTCGGCGACGGGGTGCGTTGCCCCCACTGCGGACGCAAGCTCGCCGAGTCGGTCGAGGGTCGCGCCGTTTTCCGTTGTCGCAGTACCCGATGCGGCGGTCGCGAGGTCGTGATCGTCACGAAGTAAACAAATCAGCGTCGCCCGTGCCCTCCGTGGCCTGTGCGCTTCCGTAAAGGAGCAACAGGTCATGCCAGAGCGCAGCACAATTTCCCAGGTCGTGCAGATCGGCGTCGAGTCGGTTGAAGGCCAAGTTTCTCCCGCCAACAAACTCTTGCAGGCGTTGTCGATCACGCCGACCCTCAACGCCGAGACCGCCGACTTTCGCCCGATGGGCAACAAGTACCGCACGCTGATCATCCCCGGCAAGGAGTGGGTCACGGCGGACCTGGCCGGGCAGGCGGTGTTCGACGAGATCCAATACCCGCTCGCCAGCCTGCTCGGCGCGTCCGTAGACACGGTGGTGCAGACGACCGGGCAGCAGCACGTCTTCACCCCCAGCAGTTCCGCCGAAGACGCGGCGAAGTCATTCACCGTGGAGCAGGGCTCGGCGGTGCGCGCGCATCGCTTCGTCGGGGGCGTCGTCTCGACGCTCGGGATGGAGTTCACGCGCAGCTCGATCGACCTCAGCGGCAGCATGATCGGCACCGGCTTCGTGGACGGCGCGACCCTGACTGCTACGCCCACGGCGATTCCGCTGATCCCGATGCTCCCGGCGCAGGTCAACGTCTACCTCGACGCCACCAGCGTCGCGCTCGGCACCACGAAGTTCCTGCGCGCCTTGCAGGTCGGTTTCGGCCTCAGCGACAAGTACGGCCCGCTGTGGACGCTCAACAGCGCCGTGACCGGCTACGCCGCGCGTATCGAGACCGAGCCCAAGGCGGAAGGTCATCTTATGGTCGAGGCCGACGCGGCCGGGATGGGCCTGCTCGCGGTCCTGCGGGCGGGCGCGACGCGCTTCCTGCGGATCGAGGTGCTCTCCACCCAGGCCATCGGCGCGGGACCGGCGGTCTACTCCGCACAGTTCGACTTCGCCATCAAATTCAACGCCTGGAACACGTTCGCCGATCAAGATGGTGTCTACGCGGTCGACCTGCCCTTCACCATTATTCACGATGGCGGGTGGGGCAAGGCGCTCCAAGTGACCCTGACCAACTCACTGGCGACGCTGTAGACGGCACACGCGGCGGGCGGCACGGCGCTGCCCGCCGCATACCTCTGGCGGCGGGGGACTGGCCCCGCCGCCGGCGCGACACACGGGGAGAGGGAATCATGCCGGTCGTACAGCAGCTCGCGGCGCGACGTATCCACCTGACGTTCAGGGAAGACAACGAGGAATACGAGATCACCTACAAGCCGTTCGGCCAGGACTTGCTCGATGAGTTGGTCGGGCTGGGCGACGAGGAGGCCGACCCGAAGCAGCAGGCGCGCGGCGTCTTCACCGGGCTGAAGCGCGTGCTGGTCGACTGGAACATGTACGCCGACAGCGAGCAGACGACCAAGACGCCGATCAGCGACGAGGGGCTGCTGACGGTGCCGCTCGACGTGCTCAATCTCATCTGGGCCAAGGTCAACGAGGACATGTCGGTGGGAAAGAAGCGCGGCAAGGGCTCGCTCGCGCCCTTGCGACGGGTGGATTGATGGGCGAGATCCCCGAGTGGTACCGCTGGCTGAATGCTGCCCCGCGATTGCACTGCTCGGTCATGGATCTCGCGCGCGATCCCGAGGGCTTGTACTGGCTGTTCCGCGCCGAGGCCGCGATCGAGGCCGAGAACATCGCCGAGAAGCAGCGCGCCAAGACCAAGTAGCACGAAGGGAGGGCCACACAATGCAGCAGGAGACCGATCGGCGGTGCCCGCGCTGCGGCGTGGCCCTCCCCGACGATGCCTACTACGAGCCGCTGGACGCGCCGCCTGATCGCGCGCCCGCCTATCGGGTGCGGCATAAGCGCGACGATGGCACGTGGTGTGTGGCCTATGCGGGGCCGGAGAAAGCACAGGAGGGGCGGGCTAGTTAGCCCGCCCCTCCTGTTTTGTCGTTCCCTGGCCCCGCTCAGTGGACGTAGCGATCGTCAACGGGCATCCACGTGTCGCTGATCGCCTTGGGGGTGAAGGGTTCGTCGTCGTGCATGTGCGAGGTGGCCGCGCCGACCGCCGCGCCGAGCGCCATCACCGACTGCAACGCCTCGCACAGGACGAGGTTGGGGATCGCGTCGTTCTTGATCGCGGCCGCGCACGCCGCGCCGAGCATCAGGCAATCGGCGGGGTCCAGTTCCAGGGTGACGCTGCCCGCGCCGAAGGTCACGACTCCCATTACCGCTACTCCTGATTGTGCTGTTTTCAATACGGTGGGTGGGGAGGAGGGCGGCGCTCAGGCCGCGAGGGGCAACGCGGCGACGGCGGCGCGCTTGCGCCACTCGTACCGCGCCGCCACCAGGGCGAGCATGTCGTCGGGGCGGGCGCGGTTGGCGCGCGTCCGGTAGGTGTCCACGCACAGACGGTGCTTCATGCCGTGGCGGCGGAGCTGCGCGCCGGTCAGCCAGCGGACCTGCTGCATTGCCGGGGAGGCCAGCCACGCGGCCGCGATGTGGTCCATGTGCCAGCAGGTGCGCCCGCAATCCGCGCCCCGGCAGTCGCAGAAGACCGCGCCGGTCGTGGTGTCGAAGGAGACGGTGTTGACGCGGGTCGCGTCGTGGCGGGAGCGGGCGATGAAGGCGACGATCCCGGTCGTGTCGTCGCAGCCGAGGAGGACGAGTTCGGACGCGGTGTGCTGCGGGGCGGTGCGGGCGCTCATGTGGGATACTGTCCTTTCCGGGGGGTGATCCCCTCTGGTATCCGAGGCCCTTATCGCTACTCCCTGCAAGTTGGAGCGGTAAGGGCCTTTCTCTATACCGAATAATACCGGAATTATCCGGTAAAGTCAAGTGTATGTACGGAACGTTCAATAATTGCAACAGCAATCACCGTTGACGAGCAAGCACGATGGGTGTATCCTACGTAATAAGCCGTGTAGCTTAGGAAGGAGAAGTTATCGATGAGTGGTGCGAAAATCCGGCGAATCGATCTGCGCTTGCCTGAAGAAATGGCCGAGCAGATTGAAACACTCGCAGAAGCGGAGATACGGACGGTTCACGCACAGATTCTTTACCTGTTGCGCGAACAGCTTGCTTCGACTGAAATGCCCGAGAATCCGATAAAAAAAGTCGCCGCGTGAGGAAGAGCCCGACGCCCAAGCCAACACGCGACGACCAGGAGTGACTACCCTATGGGGGATTTGCCCTCCCCCATAGGGTAGGCGGGAGTATACCAGGAGTGACGATGAGCATGATCCCCACGCCGGATGGCGCACATGTGCGCCATCGCCGAATCGTTCAACTAAAAGCTGAACTTGGGCGTAATTCGCTAGAGTTTGGCTTATTGCTTGGTGAAATGCGTGCAACCCGCGATTATCAGGCAATGGGCTTCCCCACCTTCGATGCGTATCTCGCCAGTGGCGACGTAGGTATTTCCCGGCGAACCGCGTATACCTTTATGGCAATCGCCCTCAACTTTGCCCATGTGCAACATGTTGCACATGGCGTTGATTGGGGCAAGCTCGACATCTTATCGCGGATTGTCGAACCGACGGACGACCCAGAGACGGTTATTGCGCTAGTGGAGCAGGCACGCGAGACGCCACGTGAGGAGTTACGCGCCGCTGTGCGGGCCGAGGCAGAACGAAAGCGCGAGACGCCAGCCGAAGACTATGCACTGCCCGCCACGCTTGTCGCGCCTACACCAGCGTCGGTGCTAGCCCCTCAGTCAGAGGAAGCGCCGTTCACGTATCCCGAGCGCGACGACACGGAATGGCACACGGCGGGCGATGAGACGCCACCAACCGCCGCGATCCCGCGCGTGGCACCCGAGACGTTGCGCCAGCTACCCGCGCAGCCGGACGAACACGCCGCGCACGAACGCGCCATCGCCGGGCTCGACCGCCTGACCGGGGGGAAGATTCAGCGGGATCGCGCGCTCCGCACCGTGGAGGACGCGATCAACACCATCGCCACGCAGGACGCCGCCGTGATCGCCCAGGCCGCCGACGAGGACACCCTGGCGCGGACCTTCGATGCGAGCCTGCACTACCTGGAACAATGGATCGGGCGCTATCGCGCGGCGCACGCCGACCGGCACCGCATCGTCAGCTTCGTGCAGAAGGGGGCGTGAGATGGCAGGGCATCGGCAGACGCGCGTGCAATGGGACGACCGCGACAAGCTTGACGCGCTCATTCGCCCGCTGGTCGCGGCGCTGGGCGGTCGGACCAAGCTGACGACGCTGACGGCGACGGTGGCCGACTCGCTGGCGAAGATCGAACAGGGAGCCGCTGCGGATGGCGACGACGATACGCTGGATTGGGTCACGCGCCTGCGTGACGGGGCGCTGCTCGACTTCCTCTACAACCGCGTCGGGCTGGAGGTGAGCAAGCAGGCCCCGCTCACCCTGGTCGTCGGCAAGGGCAGCAAGCGCGACGTGGCGCTCAAACCGTACCAGGGGGTGCGGAACGCGATAGATGGTACCTACGATCAACTTGCCTTCTTCGGCATGACGCGGGCCGAGTACGCGGCGTGGCGCAAGCAGGAGATCGCCACCATCCGGGCGCAGAGCGGCAAGATGCAGGTGATTCAGGTGCTCGACGCCTTGTGGGAAGCCCACCCCGACGCGCCGACGATCCGTGATCTGTTACTGGCAGCAGGGATAGATCTAGACGGTCCACGTATTCAACTGGCGAGCTAAATCCTGACAGCACGAATGAGCGCCCCCCGCACCGCCCTGGTGTCGGGGGGCTTTGCTTTTCCTAACTATGGGCCTACTGTAACCTTTTTGAGTTCGACGTTGAACGCATCGATCAGCGTCTTAGCTTGAGCAAATAGAGTGTTTGCCTGCGTACCTTGACCTAAGAAATCGATGTAACCGTTGATGGTCGCGTCCATGTACGACACCATCAGTGTGCGAGCAAACGAGCCGCACGCCGGCACCGACAATCCAGCCGACTCCCTCCGTATACGCTGGAGGTTTTGAATTTGTGCGGCCAGCGAGACGCGCGGCGTGCTACTCGCCAGTTTATTCGCATCGTCCCACTCTTGCGCCTTTGGCTGGATGGTATTGAGTAGTCGCTGTGCGTCGGCGTTGGAGCAGCGCCCTAGCGGGGTAGGAGTCGGTGGTATCGGCGCATGGGCCTTACCGCAAGTGCTCCATAGCCCGAGCTTTTGCGCCTGGGCGGCTTTCTGTGCTGCCGCCATATCGGCCTCATACCGCACATTCGGCTTGGAACTATAAACTGCCGCTAGTCCACCCTTCGCCATTTCGAGATTCACTTGCCGTCGTACCCCATCCTCACCCCAGACCCAGACGTAACGCAACAAGCGCCCGCCTTGGTCCTTATCAAGAGCATCCGCCTCTAGTTCGACGGTTCTGCCCTGCAATAAGGTATTGATGCGTGCGGCGGATTCAGCCCCATAGCACTCGTTTGGCACGGGGGCATCGACACCGATCAATAACACCGAGGCGTTGGTGTTGTCTGGCAAGCGAACCGTGATGGTAGCCCCGTCAACCACAGCGACTAACTGCGACACAACGATCGTGGGTGCCGGGGGCGTCGTTGCCGTCGCTGTTACCGGGATCGGCGTTTGAGTCGGCGGTGGCGTTGTCGCGGTCGCCGTTGCGGTAGGTGGTATCGGCGTAGCTGTGACCGCTTTTGTGGCCGTTACTGTAGGCGGAATCTGCGTTGGTATCGCGGTCGGCGGACTCGGGGTATTGGTTGGCGGCGGCGTCGCCGTGGGCGCGCCCAATGTCGCCAGTTGGCTGATTTCCGCAGCGCGTGTCTGCGTCGGTCTGACATCAACGGTTGGTGTGGGCGCGGGCGTCACTGTAGCCTCCGGCGCACCACAGCCCATCAGCAACAGACAGACGAGCCCTACCAGTACCGCGTAACGCATCGCACTCTCCTTCTCCCACTTGACGACAAGTGCGGGGTACTCTACCATATCAGCAGCGATTCGCGAGCGCCTACACCGTCTCGGCGGGGGATAGACCGGAATCGCTCCCACTCGGCTGATGCACGACGCATCGACCGGGCGGGAGCGTCCGGTCTTTTTCGTGCTTGCGAGATGCGATGCCCGTCGCTTCCGAACTCCTGGTCAAGATCGGCGCCGATACCAAGGATCTAGAATCCGGGCTGTCGCGCGCCGATAGCAAGGTCTCGGGCTTCGCCAAGGGCGCGAGCGCGCTCGGCGCGGTCGGCACGGCGGCGTTCGTCGGCCTCGGCGCGGCGGCGCTTGGCATGGGCGCGGGTTTCGCGGCCTCGGTCTCCTCCGCTTCATCCTTTCAGGCGACGCTCTCGCAGGTCGGCGCGGTGAGCGGCGCGACCGGGACGCAACTCAACGATCTGAGCGCGCTCGCGCTGAAAATGGGCGCGGATACCTCCTTCTCGGCGGGCGAGGCCGCGCAGGCGATGTCCGAGCTAGCCAAGGGGGGAATCGAGGTTGGCGCGATGGCGTCCGTCCTCCCCGGCACGCTGGACCTCGCGGCGGCGGGCGGGATCGGGCTGGCCCAGGCGGCGACGATCGCCACCGATGCGATGTCCATCTTCGGGGCGCAGGGCGTCACGATGGATCGGGTCGCCAATGCGTTCGCGGGCGCGGCCAATATCTCCTCAATCTCTGTGGACGATATGGCGCAATCGATGACCTACGTCGGCCCGGTCGCCGCAGCGATGGGTCTCTCGCTGGAAGACACGAGCGCCGCGATCGCGCTGCTCGGCGCGAACGGATTAAAGGGCAGCATGGCGGGGACCGGACTCCGCACGATGCTGACCTCGCTCGCGTCGCCGTCGAAAGAAGCGGCGGGGCTGATGCAGTCGCTCGGTCTCAACGTGTTCGACGCCAACGGCAAGATGAAGGACTTCACCGGCATCTCCGATAGCCTCAAGACCGCGCTCGCGGGGATGAGCGATCAGCAGCGCCTCGCCACGCTCGAAACCCTGTTCGGGCGCGAGGGTATGAGCGCCGCGATCGCCATGATGGGGACGGGCGAGAACTCGATCCAGTCCTACACGCAGAAACTCGCCGCCGCGACCACCGCGCACGAGACCGGCAAGAAAATGCTCGACAACTTCAAGGGCTCGATGGAGCAACTGAAGGGCTCGGTCGAGACCGCCGCGATCACGCTCGGGCTGGCCTTCCTCCCGGTATTGCGGCAACTGGTGGACGCGGCGACGGCGGGCGTCAATGCGGCGCTGCCGTTCATCCAGACCTGGGGGCCGCGCCTCGCGGCGGGGTTGCAGCAGGGGATCGCCGCCGCGATGGCGTTCGGCCCCGGATTCGTCGCCGCGTTGCAGAGTGGCTTCGCGCAGGCGGTCGCGGTCGTGCAGACGACCATCGCGGCGATCATGGCGACGTTCGCCGCGCTCCGTACCGGCGATTTCTCCAACCTCTTCGGCCCGCTGATCGTGGCGATCGATACGGCGTTCGGGCCGCAGACGGCGGGGAAGGTGACGCTCTTCGTCTCCTCGCTCGTGACCGGGCTCAATCTGGCGCGCGACGCCGTGATCACGGCCAAACAGGCGTTCGCGGGCGACTGGATCAGCGCCGACAGCATCGCCGCGCCGGTGCGCCTGGTAGGAGAGGCGTTCACGCTGTTCGGCAATGCGGCGCGTGCTCTTGCCGATCCGATGGCGTTCTTGCGGGTGCAACTATTCAACCTCTCCACCGCATTCCCGCAATTCTCGGGACCGATCCTCGCGCTTATCCCCCTTCTCGATCGCTTCGGGCCGACGATTGCGGTGGCGGCGGCTGCGTTCGTGGCGTTCGGCCCGGCGGTGCGGCTCGTCGCGCTGGCGTTGCCGCTCCTGGTGGGCGCGTTCACCGGACTCGGCCCGATCATCTCCATCCTGACGAGCACGTTGCCCCTGCTCGGCGCGGTCATCGCCGCGATCGGATTGCCGATCACGCTGCTGATCGCCGCCGTGGCCGCGCTCGGGATCGCGTGGGCGACCAATTTCATGGGCATTCAGCAGGCGGTCGCGGGTCCGGTCGCGGCGGTGACGGCGCTCCTGGGGACGCTGGGCGCGTATCTGACCGGCACGCTGCTGCCGCAACTCGCCACGCTCGGGCCGATATTCCAGGCAGCTTTTTCCTCCATACTCCCCGCCATCCAGGCATTCGGCACGGCATTCATGGGGCTGGTGGCGATCGTGGCCCCGCTCCTTACCCAGATCGGCGGGCTGATCGTCTCGTCGCTCGGCCCTGCCATCGCCGCGTTCGTCAACTTCGAGGCGGTGGTCATCCCGCAGTTCGCGGCGGCATTCGCCAATATCCTCGCGATCGTCACGCCGATCCTGATCGGATTGGGAGCGCTGATCACCGCCAACATGACGACCATTCAGACGGTCATCTCCTCGGTGTGGGCGATCATCACCGGGATTATCACGGTCGCCTGGACCACGATCACCACCATCATCTCGGCGGCGTTGCAACTGATCGCGGGCGACAGCGACGCCGCATGGGCGACGATCGTGGCGGGGGCGACAAGCGTCTGGGCCACGCTGGGCGGCGTCGTGCAGGCCGCGTGGGACGGGATCACGGCGATCGTCGGCGCGGCGGCCTCGGCGCTCGCGCCGCTGGTCGGCGCGGCGTTCGACGCGCTCGGCACGGCGGTGCGGGGATCGCTCGACGCCGTGGGTTCGGCGATCGGTGACAGCTTCTCCGCGATGGGCACGACCGTACGCGACAAGCTGACCGAGATCAATAACGGCGTGGGTGATGCGTTCAGCGGACTCGGCTCGACGATTCAGGACGCCCTCTCCTCCGTGGGGAGCGCGGTCGGTGATACGTTCAGCAACCTCGGCAGCCTCGTACAGGGCGGGCTTGACGCGATCGGTTCGGCGGTCGGCGACACGTTCAGCGCCCTGGGAGGCACGGTACAAGGGGCGCTCGACGCCGTGCGCGGCATCATCGCCGACGTGTGGAACGCGATCCCGGAGGATATCCGCGCCGATCTGGAAGCGATCTCGGCCAATATCGGGGAGCGTTTCTCCTCGTTCGGTTCGACCATATCCTCGGCGATGTCCGATATCCAGAGCACCATCACGAGCGATTGGGACAGTATCACCACAGCGGTTAGTGGTGCGATTGATACGCTATCGAGTGCCATCTCCACCGCATGGGACGGTATCAGCACAGTCGTCAGTACGGCGATGACCACCGTACAAACGACGGTGACGACCGCATGGGACAGTATCAGCACGGTCATCAGTACCGCCATGACCACGGTACAAACCACCGTTACGAGCGCATGGGATGGCGTGAGTTCGGCGGTACAAACGGCAACCGCGAAAATCTACGGCTACGTCACAAGCGCATGGGATACGGTATCCACATCCACTCAACAGGCATGGAGTAGTTTCAGCAGTACGATCACCACCTGGATCAACAGTGCGGTCACTACCGTTCAGGGTTTTGCCGGAAAGGTTTCCTCGGCGCTGTCCGGCGTTGCGGGCACGGCAAGAAGTGAGGCGGCGGCGATCGGGCAGGCGATCATCGATGGCGTGAAGGGCGCTATCGATGCCGGGGCTCGGGCACTGGCATCGAGCGCCGCCGCTGCGGTGCGCGGGGCGCTCGATGCGGCAAAAGGCGCGCTCGGTATCCAGTCGCCCTCCAAGGAATTCGCCTATCTCGGGGAGATGTCGGTCGCCGGTCTCGTCAAAGGGATGTCCGACAACGAGCAGAAAGCGGCGAAGGCCGGGGCCGATCTCGTCTCGGCCCTGTCCAAGGCAGTACACGATGGCCTGGGCGCGCTGAAAGCGTTGTCCCTGTTCAACCCCGCCACGATGGCCCCCACGGACGCGCAGCGGGGCGGCTTCCTGGCCGCGCTCGCGCCGCTGCTCGCGGACCTCAACGCCGCGACCACGGCCTACAGCGAGGAGAGCGCCAAGGCCGCGACCCGCTGGGCGGATGTTTCGGGGAAGCTGCTCGGCGTGGTCAAGACCGGCCTCGACGCGCTCGCCGGCCTCGTGACGTTCGTCGCGCCCGCGCAGGCCAACATCGCCGCATTCAAATTCGCCACGCAAAGCCTCGTCACGAGTCTGGGCGACAGCGCGGCGGTCATGGATGCGGACTTCGTGGCGAATGCCGCCGTGTGGGCGGAGGGTGCGGGGAAGAGCCTCGCCATCCTGAAGACCGGCGCGGACGGCTTGCGCGCGCTGCTCGACTTCGTGGCACCCACGCAGGCCAACATCGCCGCGTTCAAGTTCGCGACCGAGTCCCTGGTGCAATCGCTCGGCGATAGCGCCGTGGTGATGGACGCCACGTTCTCGGCCAATGCGGGCATCTGGGCGACCGGGACGGGTAAGGCGCTCGGCATCCTCAAAGCGGGCGTGGACGGTTTCGCGGCGCTCGCCACGCTGGTGGTGCCGAGTCAGGCGGCGATCGCGGCGTTCAAGTTCGCCACGGAAGCCCTCGTCACGAGCCTCGGTGATAGCGCGGCGACGATGACTGGCGCTTTCCTGACGCACGCCACCGCCTACGCCGAGACAGCGGGGAAGGGGCTCGGGATCATCGCCAATGGGGTCGCCGGTCTCGCCGCGCTCAAAAACTTCGCGGTGCCGCTCGAAGACGACATGTCCAATTTCGCCTACGCGGTCGAGCGCTTCCTGATCGAACTGACGGGGAGCGCCACGATCTTCACCGCCGCATTCCTCACCCATGCCAGCGCCTATGCGGATACGGCGGGCAAGGGACTGGCGATCATCGGTAACGGTGTCGCCGGACTCAACGCGCTCAAAGGTTTCACGGTCCCGCTCGAAGACGATATGTCCAATTTCGCATCCGGCGTGGAGCGGTTCATCATCCAATTGACGGGGAGCGCGACCTTCTTCACGGCGGAGTTCCTGAAACAGGCCACGGCCTATGCGGACGGTGCGGGCAAGGCGCTGGCCGTGATCGGCTCCGGTGTCACCGGACTGATGCAACTGGCGACGTTCGTCGCGCCGAGCCAGGCCGCGATCGACAATTTCGCCTACGCGGTCGGGCATCTGGTGGAGCGCTTCGCGAACGCCGCGCAGATGATCGGCACCGAGGGGGTGGCGGCGGCGGGCGCGTTCGGCACGGCGGCAAAGCTCGCGGTGGACACGATCAAGACCGGCCTCGACGCATTCGCCAATTTCAAATCGATGTCGATCCCCTCTTCCGACGCGATCGACACGCTGGTGGCGGGCGTCACCTATGTCGTGCAGCGGTTCGCGGACATGGCCGATCAGATGGGCAAGGGCGCATTAGGCAAGGCCCAGGACTTCGCCACGGCGGTCGGTGCGAGCGCCAAATCCGTGCAGACGGCGATCGGCACGTTCAAGAGCCTCACCGAAGCCCCGTTCAAGGGGGCCATGACCGCGATCATGGTCGAGTTCGCGCGGGATTTTGACGGGTCGCTGACCCTGATGAAAGACGCGACCGCCGCCGCCGGGGAGTATGAGGCCCAGGCGCATCTGTACGAGCAGGCGATGAAGAACGCCGCGAGCTGGATCGCGGCGGGGAACGCGGCGCTGGCGACGGCGGCGCTGCCGGGCAACGGCATGGGCGCGGCGATGGCGGACGCGGGCGCGCATCTCGGCAACAGCCTCGCGGACGGGATGCGCGGCGCGCTGGAGATCCACTCACCCTCCGCTGTCACGGCGCGGATCGGCGCGGAAGTGGTCGCGGGTCTGGTCAACGGGATCACGGCGGGCAAGCCCGAGCTGGTCAAGGCGGCGGCGGAGGCCGCGTCGGCGGTCGCCACGGCGCTCGGCGGGATGGCCGACGCGCTCGCCAAGGTCGGCCAGTTCGGCGGCATCGAGCTCCCCACGCTCTATGCGTTCGGCAAGGGACTCCGGGCCGCGATCGACGATTTCGCGCTGATCGCCGAGCAGGTGGGCGTCAAAGGCGCGGCGGCGGCGGGCCTGTTCGCGGAGGGCGCGGGGAAGGTCGTCGCCGCGATCGGGACCGGCGCGGACGCCTTCGCCAAACTCGCCGGTTTCGTCGCCCCCCCGGTCGCGGCGCTCTATGCGTTCGGGCGCACCCTACGCGCGGCGGTCGCCGACTTCTCGCTGATCGCCGAGCAGGTCACGGTCGAGGCCGCGACCCAGGCCGGCCTTTTCGCGGACGGGGCGGGCAAGGTCGTGGCCATCATCGCGAGCGGCGTGGCCGGTTTCGCCGCGCTGGCAGGCTTCGCTGCGCCGCTCGACGCCGAGATGGGTGCGTTCATCGGCGCGATCTTCACCTTCACCGCCACGTTCGCGCGCTGGGTGCCGTCCCTCGCGTCCGGGCAACTCGCCGCCGCCACCCTGTTCGCGGAGACGGCGGGGAAAGTCACGGGGATCATCGGCACGGGCGTGCAGGGCTTCACGGCGCTGGCGGGATTCACGGCACCGTTGCCGCAAGTCATGGGATCGTTCATCGACAGCCTGATCACGTTCGGCGCGACGTTCGCGAACTGGGTGCCACACTACGCCACCGAGCAACTGGCGGCGGCGGTCGCGTTCGCCGAGGCAACGGGTAAGGTGCTGGCTATCGTCGCCAATGGCGTGGCCGGATTCGCGGCGCTATCCGGCTTCGTGGCCCCGACCGCCGCAGAGATCGGCGCGTTCGTCGGATCGATGATCACGCTCGGAGCAACGTTCGTCAATTGGGTGCCGCGTTATGCCGCAGACTTCCTGACGAGCGCGGGACAGTTCGCCGAGACGACGGGCAAGGTACTTGCTATCGTCGCCAACGGCGTGGCGGGATTCGGCGCGCTGCGTGGGTTCGTCGCCCCCGCCGCCGCAGAACTGGGATCGTTCGTCGGCGCGCTGATCACGTTCGGCGCGACGTTCGTCAACTGGGTGCCACACTACGCCGCAGAGCAACTAACGGCGGCGTCGCTCTTCGCGGACACCGCAGGCAAGGTGGTCGGCATCATCGGGGCGGGCGTCGATGGCTTCGGCAAGCTCGCCGATTTCCGGGCACCGCTCGACGGCACGATGGGCGGTTTCCTCGCCACGCTGATCGACTTCACCGCGCGCTTCGCCGCCGCCGTGCCGCGCTTCGCCTCGGAGCAACTCGCGGCGGCCTCGGCCTTCGCCGACGTGGCGAGCAAGGCGGTGGGCCTGATCGGGACCGGGGTCGCGGGCTTCGCCGCGCTCGCCGACTTCCGCGCGCCGACCGCCGCCGCGCTGGACGCCTTCGCCTGGTCGGTCGGCCAACTGGTCACGCGCATGGTGGGGATCGGCGCATGGTTCGAGCAGAACGGCCTGGATGCGGCGGGCACATTCGCCGACACGGCGGGCAAGGTGCTCGCCACGCTGGGCCAGGGCGTCTCCGGGCTGACCTCCCTCTTCACGTTCGTCGCGCCAGGACTGGGCGCGCTGGACGCGTTCGCGGGCGCGGTGCGGGACATGGTGGCGCGCTTCGCCTGGATCGCGGGGACGCTCTCCGGGGACGGCGTGAAAGCGGCGGCGGAGTTCGGCGCGGCGACCGGGACGATCTTCGGGGCGTTGCAGTCCGCGACCGGCTTTTTCAACAGCCTCGACGGGCTGCTGCTCCCCGACCGGGCGGGGATCGATCGCTTGCTCGCGCCGATCATCGACACGCTGGCGGCGGTGACGGATGCGGCGAACCGGATCGGCGCGGGCGGCCTGGAAGCGGCCACGGCGTTCTCGACGGCGGTCGGCGCGGTGTTCGGGGCGATCAACACGGCGCAGCAGGCGACGGGCGGCATCGCCCCGCTCGCGATCGGCGGCGGCGGGGGATCGGGCGGCGGTGGGGGCGGGATCACGGTGGTATTCAACCAGAGTGCGCCGATTTACGGCGTGGCCGATCTGCAAGAAGCGGTCGTGGGCGCGGTGATCGAGGCGCGACGACGCGGGCGACTCTAAGCGCCCCCGGACCGGGGCGGACGCAACGCAACAGGAGGACACGATGACGTTCATCAACACTTACCCCAACAAGGCGACCCCGGTCAACGCGGACAAGATGCTCGGCACCGACAGCGTCGATGGCAGCACGAAAAACTTCACGATGACCGCGATCGCGGGCCTGTTGTCGGCGCAAGGCCCGGCGGGGCCGACCGGGGCGACGGGGGCCACCGGAGCAACCGGGGCGACGGGTGCCACCGGACCGGCGGGGCCGACCGGAGCGCCCGGCCCGGCGGGGAGCGCCGGTGCCGCGCCCGCCCCGGTCACGGTCACGGCCAGCGCCACCGTGACGATCGCGCAGCGGACGATCCTGGTCGATGCCACCGGCGCGGCGCGGACGATCACCCTCTACACCGCCGTAGGCAACGCGGGCAAGGAGATCCGCGTGAAAAAGATCGCCGGGGCGAACGCGGTCACGATCGCCGCCGCCGGGTCCGAGACGATCGACGGCACGGCGACCCTGGCGGTCGCCGGGATCAACGACAGCTACAGCCTGGAGAGTGACGGTGCCGTGTGGCGCGTGATTTAAGCGGCGAGTCGACTCGCGGAGGATGGACACGATGACGTATCTGCCGCGCGGCACCCTGCCGTCCTACACGCGCGCCGCGCTCCCGGTCGCCCCCGCCGACTACCAGCAAGCGTTCGTGACGGACGGTGCGGTGCGCGGCCCCTATATCTGGGTGCCCTCGCAGGGCTGGAAGGATTTGCTGGGCGGGCGGGCCGACCCGCGCTATTTCGGGGCGAAGGTCGACGGCGTGACCGACGACACCACCGCCTATCAGGCCGCGCTGGACGCGATGGGCGCGTTGTCGTTGCCCGGTTTCAAGTTCCAGTCGAATACCGGCGTGTTCCAGGGCGGGGCTGTCGCGCCGGGCGGGGGGGTGTTGTTCGTCCCGCCCGGCGTCTCGCTCGTCGGGCCGCTCGTCCTGCGCCACCGCGCCGCGATCGAGGGCGTCGGGCGCGGGTCGGTGCTGCGCCAACTGGCGGCCAGCACCGGACCGCTCATCAGCAACCAATTCGACGGGACGCTGCGCGCGGGCTACGCCAACCTGCGCCGCTTCACGATCGACGGCAACAAGGCCAATCAGGCGGCCACGAACCGGGGCATCACGCTCACCGGCGATACCACGAACAATTACACCAGCCCCGTCAGCGAGGATTACGACATGGTCGGGGTCATCGACGATGTCTACATCCTCAACACCAAGGGCGATGGCCTGGCCTTGCTCGGGGCGGGCGGGCATTTCGTGAGCAAGGTCAAGACCTTGCGCTGCGACGGCTACGGGTTCCTGGTCGCGCAGGACAGCAAACTCACCGACTGCGACAGCGGGTGGAGCGGGCGCGCCGGTTTCCGGCTGGGCGACAAGGGCGGCGGCATCGGCGGCGACGGCAGCAACCTCAACGGCTGCAAGTCGTGGTTCTCGGGCCAGATCACGAACACGGATGGCTTCGGTTTCAAAATCAACAACGACTCGTCGCGCCTGACCAACTGCGAGGCACAGGACAACCAGCGCGCGGGCTTCGATTTCGAGTTCTGCAACAACGTCGTCGCCGAGGGGATCGTCGCCGACCAGAACGACGCGATCGGCTACGGCGATCCCGGCATCTCGATCTACGGCGGGCGCGGCATGAAAATCTCGGGCGTGTGCCGCAACCGCTACCAGTCGGGGACGAATCCCGTGGGGCAGCAAGAGACGGCGGTCGGCGTGCGCGGCGGCGCGGGGGGTTGCTACGTGGACGTGATGGCCCAGCCGCTCGCCTACAACTACGGCACGCAGAACTTCCTCACGGGCGACACCGACGCGACCATCCGCGCGAACAACGTGATCCTGATCAACGGCGTGCGGCAGACGTAATGCGGGGGGCCGGGTGAGCGTCGCCATCCTGACCGATCAACTCGGTAATCAACTCACCGCGAGCGACGGCGCGATCCTCACCGCGCCGGATAGCGCGCCGCCGCCGGTCGCCTTCCCGACGTACCGGGTCGCGATCGACTGGTCCGACAATAACGCCTACACCGAGATGGGCGAGGACGTGACCGCGCGCGTGCTCGCCGACCGGGGCGTGACGATGGAGCGCGGGCGCGACCAGCTGCGCGCGCTGGCCCCGCCGATGGCGGGGAAGCTCGACTTCGCGCTCGACAATCGCAGCCGGGACTACTCGACCGAGAACGCGGCATCGCCGCTCGCCGCGCAACTCCGCCCCGGCCACCGCGTGCGCGTGACCGCCGCGAGTCAGGGCGTGACCTATCCGCTCGCCACCGCGCTCCTAGACGACCTGCCACAGGAACCGGCGCTCGGTGCGCGGTCGGTCGGCGTGCCCTGCCTGGGGATGCTCTCGCGCCTCGCGGGGAAGTCGGTCACCACGGCGGTCTACCAGGGGATCACGACCGACGTGGCGATCCACGCGATCCTCGACGCGGCGGGCTGGCCCGCCGGGGAGCGCGCGATCCAGGTCGGGGCGACGATCCTGGCGTGGTGGTGGCTGGACGGCGCGGACGCGTTCGGGGCGCTCAGGACACTCCTCAACACCGAGGGGCCGGGCGCGGCCCTCTACGAGCGCGGGGACGGGTTCATCGTCTTCGAGCACCGCCACTACCGGATCCTCACCGCGCGGGCGAATACCGCGCAGGCGACGATCCGGGATAGCGGGGCGTCGCCGTGGCACGGCGGGCCGTTCGCGCTCGCGCCGAACCTCAAAAACGTGATCAACCGGGCGGAGTTGCCGGTGAAGCTCCGCACCGCGCAGCCGCTGGCGGAGGTCTGGTCGCTCGGCGCGAACCTGATCCTCGCGGCGAACACGACGACGCGGCTGATCGTGCGCGACGCGGGCGGCGAGCCGTTCGTCGAGGCCATCGTGCCGCAACTCGGCCCCGATTACACGCTGCTCGCGGGGACGGCGACGCTGACCCTCGACCGGACCTCGGGGCGCGCGGCGACGCTGACGCTGACGGCGGGGGCGAGCGGGGCGACGATCACGGCGTTGCGACTGCGGGCGCGGCGGCTCGTCGCCACGGAGGTGCGCGTCTCCAACACCGTGGACACGAGCGCCAGCCAGGCGAAGTACGGGCTGCGGACGTGGGCAGAGGAGACCTGGCCGGAGATCGATCTGCTGATGGCGCAAGACCTCGCCAACGCGATCGTCACCCTCTACCAGGAGCCGCGCGCCTCGGCGACGATCACCGTGCCGGGCGACGACGCGGCGATGCTGGCGCAGTGCCTCGCGCGCGAGGTGAGCGACCGGATCACGGTGACGGAGGCGCAGAGCGGGCTGAACACAGAGATGACGATCGAGCGGATCGCGCACGCGATCGGGGTGCGCGGGCGGATCGTGACGACGTTCGGACTCGAAAAGGCCGGGGCGCTGGTGCCCTACTCGATCTGGAACAGCAGCAATTTCGACACGGCCGTGTGGGGATTTTAGGAGCGTGCAATCATGCCGTGGACACCACCTTCGACGATCGTGGCGGGACAGGTACTGACCGCCGCGTATGGCAACGCCAATATCCGCGACAACAGCGCCTACCTCAAAGGGGTGGTGAGCGGGACGGAGGCGGACAAGATCCCGACCGCCGCGCTGACGACCAACGTGGCAGGGCGCAAGAGCCAGAGCCAGATCGTAAGCGTCGCCAATAGCACCTACACCCCGCTCTATTTCGACACCGTGGACCTCGACCAGGGCGGACTCACCAGCGCGTTTACCGACCGCCTGACGATCCCGACGGCGGGGTTTTACCACTTCGGTGCGTCGGTCCTCTGGTTCATCAACGCGACCGGGCAGCGACACCTGGAAGTCACCAACAACGGCGCGGGGACCGCGATCGCCCAGTCGCGCATCCTGGCCGTCGGCGACAGCCAGCGCACGCCGAACGCGGTGAACGGCTTCCGCTATTTCCCTGCGGGAGAAATCTTGCGCGTCTACTGCACGCAGACGAGCGGCGGGTCGCTGTCGCTCGATGTCGGCGCTTCGGCGTCGTCGTTCTGGGCCTATCTGGTGCGAACATAAGGGGAGGGCAATGAGCAAGACGCTGCACTACACGAGATCGAACCGACTCGACGCCTTGCAGGACCAGTTGTGGGCGGCGGGGATCAGGCCGGAGCGTGTGACCGGGCTGGGCGACAGTATCACGATCGTCGTGCCGGACGGCGCGGACGTGGCGGCGGTGCAGGCCGTGCTGGACGCGCATAACCCGGCGGCGCTCGACGCGGCGACGGCACAGCAAGCGCAGCAACAGGCGACCTCGCGGGCGGCGATCCTCGCCACGGCGCAGGGCGCGGTCGGCAAGCCGCTGGCCTCGCTGACGGCGGCGGAGCGCGCCGCGCTGGCCACAGTGCTGCTCTGGCGACTCGGGGCGATCACGGCACAGGGCACGGTCGCCCCGCTGGCGTCGTGGGCCGATGGCCCGGTGCGGGGCTAGGGGGCGACGTGGCGGGCGGGGCGAGCGCGATCGTCTGCCAACGATGCGGGGCGATCTTCCGGCAGGGGATCGACCGCTTCGACTACCCCGCGCCCGCGCCCGGTTGCCGCCCCGGTCGCGTCTGGGTGCATCATCGTCCGGGACAGGGGCGGCGCAAGCGGGGTGTCTGCGTCTACGGAGACGGTATGGGCGACCCGCGCCTGTCGCAACCAGCGGCGGCGGTCGCGCTGGCCGTGCCGGACGATGCGCCGCCGGATGATGCGCCGCCGGTGGTGCTGGCGCAGGCGGGCGACCGCAGGGCGGCGTAGGCTAGGCGGTCTGCTGGTGCGCTTCCTCGGCGGTTTCATCGGGGAGGATCGTCAGGGTGTACTCGATGCGGGAGCCCGATTTCTCCTCGCCCTCGATATACTCGGGAGGCGTAAGACTGAACAACGGTCGCGGCTCTTTCAGCACAAGCGGACGATGCGTGAAGTGGGTGCGCTTGCGCTCGACCGTGTAGCGCAGATCGAGCTTCTCCGCCGCTTTGAGCGCCGCGATGAACTGCCCGAAGTCGCCGTAGGTGTTGATCTTCAACATGGCTCATCCTCCTGTGCCGTCCGTGGGTCGCGTGCGCGTCTTTTGTGTGACGGTAGACGCATCGAGTTTCGGGTTTGTATCAAGCCGTTCCGCAAGCTCGTGTAATGCTGCTGTAATAACACTAGCCCGACTCAGTCCGAGACGCCTTGCTAATGTGTCTAAGAGGTCCGCAGTTTCTTGCGTAAAACGAAATGACGTTGGTTGTCGCTCATCTGGCATCGCATCTCCTTGCCGACAATCGTAGCGTAACACGCGCTATTGCCGCACGCAAGGGGCTTGACGAATAGCGTATCATGCGCTACAATTAGGACAACAAAGGAGGGCGGCACGCCGGGAAGCTGAACCGCCCTCCATGACCCGCAAGAGTCAGGAGCAATGTTACCATGAGCGCCACGCAGGCCGCCCGCCCCGCCCTCCGGTTCCTCAGCGCCGACATCACGACCGGGATCGTCGCCTACGCCGTGGCGAGCCAGCACGACGCCGAGCGGACGAATATCATCAGCCTGGACACGATCAGCGGGGATACATTTTGTACCTGCAAGGCGAGCGAGTGTCACCACACCTGCTGGCACGAGGCGGCGATCCTGGAGGCGTGGGCGGCGGAACTGGCCGCGCTCGGCGTGGCCTGGATGTCGGACGCGCAGCTCATGCGTCTGGGGCGCAAGTCGCGTCTCTGCGTGGACACCTACGAGCTCAGGACAGGCCGGAGCCGCATCGAGGATCGGGTGGCGTTGCTCGCGGCGCGCGGCGAATACCGGCGGCGGTCGCGGCTGGGGCTGATCGAGCGCGACGTACTGTCGGTTGCGGCGTAGGGCTGGACGCGGGGCGCTCCTCAAACAGAGCGCCCCGCTCAAAGCAACTGAGGGGGGCGACGATGGCAGGGCAAGGGCAGCAATCACCGTGTTTCGGAGGCAGCGATAGCCCAGAACATTGGGCGGCGCTTGAAGTCCCAAAGCATGTCTGGATCGAGATATACGCGGATCTGTATCGCCAATGTTTCGGTGAGGTGGAGAGCAGCGACACGGACATCCTGTCCGACGCGCTTAGGCGAGCCGATATTCTCGGCAGGGGGGCACAGGCGCGACGGGCCACGCGTATTCGTGATCGCGTCCAGGCTCGGCACAGTGCTAAATAGCACACGACGCGGGGCGCTCCGAGCGGCGAGCGCCCCGGCGGGACAGGAGGGTGAGGACGGTCCCCTTGGCCGTGCCGGTGATGCGACAGGTCGCCCGGATCGAGTTGCCCTCGACCAGTGCTCGCAGAATCTGTGACCGGCGCTCGCGACTCAATCTATTCACCTGCTACAATCCTTTGAAGACCAGAGCGGGAATCGAACCCGCGCGATGATGCACTTGCCGGGGCATCGCGTTTCCACTTCGCGTGTATGGGCCGGACAATATCCAGTACCGCCCCCTATGCTGCCTTGGGCCGCGTGCCAACGATGTCACCCTTCTCTACGGAGCAATAGAGAAGGGGGGTAAATTTGTGCCGCCTTCAGCATGTTCAACAGCACAAATGGCGAAGACAGAACACGCTGGAAAGGAGCGAACTTGTGGACATAGATTCGACTAGACACGAACAGATCGCAAACAGCTTGCAAGACAAGGAATACCGTGACCTATTTGTCACCGAGGAAATCGATACGGGAGTACCCTTCCAGATTCGCGCCATGCGTCAAGCGCGTGGGTGGTCACAGAAGGAGCTTGCCACGCGCTTGGGAATGGCCCAAGAAGGCGTGAGTCGCCTAGAGAACCCCGATTATGGGAAACTCACGCTCACTACCTTGAAGCGTCTCGCCTCTGCGTTCGATGTTGGTCTGGCGGTCCGATTCGTGCCATTTAGTCATCTTGTCGATTGGGCGGTGAATTTCTCCCCCGAGGATTTGGCGGTGCCGGATTACGAGCACGATACCGGACTGCATCCAGTGTCCGGCATTGATCTGACAACGCGCCCAAATGGCTAAAACATCTCGACCACCACGCCGCGACATCAACCAACTGGCCGCCGCCCTGGTCAGCGAGGCGACGAACGAGGACGCGCCCGAACCCGTCGATGACGGCAAAGACCCCAACGCGGTCGCGCTCGGTCGCAAGGGCGGCAAGAAGGGCGGCCCCGCCCGCGCCGCCGCGCTCACCCCCGAGCGCCGCAAGGAGATCGCGCAGAAGGCGGTCGCCGCGCGATGGGCGAACAAAGCCTAACGCGTCGGCGTGGCGAGACGGAGGGCGAGGATGGCACTACGGCGACAATCGACCATAACCTGCCCGCACTGCGGCCACCGGGAAACCGAGACGATGCCGGTGGATGCCTGCCAGTTCTTCTATCTCTGTCGCGGGTGCGGGGTGAAGCTCAGGCCGCTGGCGGGCGACTGTTGCGTCTTCTGCTCCTACGGCGATGTGCCCTGCCCGTCATGCCAGGTCGCCTAGCGCGACCGCCTGACCCCCTCTCCCCGCCCCCCACAAAACCCACCCGATTCAAATTGACCCACTACCCGCAGTCGTTACCGCTTGACGTTAGGGCGCTGCGCCCGCTATTCTTGCCACGACAACCGAAGATTTAGGCGCTAGGCGAGAGCCACGAGGCGCTGGGACGGCTGCAGAGGCGGCTGTGTCAGCGCCTTTGTTGTATTTGGGGACGTGGTGGGAACGGCGATGCCGGTCGGCGATACCCTGGTCAATCTGATCGTGAGCGGCACCGTGGCGATCGGCCTCGCCCAGTTGCTGCGCGTCCAGTACGAGGCGCGCATCACCGGGCAGGCCACGCTCTACAACCAGCTGATCGCCGATCTCAAGGCGGCCTACGAGGCCCGGCTGACCGACCAGAAGGACCGCATCGACGCGCAGAACGGCAAGATCGACGCGCTGCTCAAATCCAACGACCAGCTCGCCGACGCCGCGTTGATCTCCGCCAATGCGGTGCGCGCGGTCGCGCCGGGGAGGGAGTAGCCGATGGTGCTCGTGCAGGCGGCGCTGGTCGCGCTGGGGCTGCTGGCGGTCGGCGGCGGGGCGCTGTGGATAGTGCTGCGCGCCAGCGGGCACGCCGGGGGAGCACCCGGCACCCCGCCCCCGCTCGTGGCCCCCGCCCCGGCCCGGATCGCCGAGGACCGCACGGCGCAACGACAGTCGGCGCGGGTCGTGCAGGCGACGGCGCGGAGCGCGACGATCCACCACGACGCCACGCGCCTCGCCGAACTCCGGCTGGACGCCCTGGACGCGACGATCGGCGCGCAGCAGCGCCGCAAGGCACGGGAGGAACGGGACCATGTTTCCTGATCTGCGCGAGACGGCCAACACGCCCGAGATGCTGTGGACGCTGACCGGGGTGCTGGCGCTCATGATCAATCTCTGGCTCCTGCGCGACGTGCAGCTCGACGCGCGCGCGCTCGAACGGCGGGGGCAGAACGGGGCGAAGAGAATCGCGGTGCGGACGGCCATCGGCATCCAGGCGGGACTCACCGTGTCGCAGGTGATCGCGGTGGTGATCGGCGTCCTCTCGATGCTGACGCCCCCGGAGAACCCCGCGCGCCCGGTCACGACCACGCTCGTCGTCGTGACGGTCGGCATCGTGCTGATCGAAGCCAGCCTCACCCTGGTGGCGCTCTTCACGCGCGTGCGCCGCGCGCAACTCCTCGCCTACCTGGAAGGTGCCGAGCGGGACCCCAACAGCCAGCGCCACGTCGAGACGATGGCGGAGTTGAGCCACAACACGGAGATCACCACGGAGGCGCGCGACGCGGCGCAGCAGACCCACGACGAGTTGACGACGGCGCTCCGCGAGAACACGGCGGTGACGATCGAGGCGCGCGACGAGGGGAAGAAACCGCCCTATGCCGATCGGGAGGGCCACCGATGAGCGCAGCGACCATCCCGCACCATGATTATGTATACCGGGCGCAGGTGGTCAAAGTCCACGATGCAGATACAATCGTGCTGTTGTGTGATCTCGGCTTCGATGTGCGCGTGCGCGCGACGGTGCGCGTGGCCGGCATCAACGCGCCCGAACTCGCCACGCCCGAGGGCAAGCGCGCGCAGCAATGGGCGCTCGGCTGGCTGATGGGCGCGGGGCCGGACGAATGGCCGCTCGTGATCGCCAGCCAGAAGGCCGCGACGGCGATCGGGACCGAGAAGTACGGCAGGTGGATGGCGCAGGTGTGGCGCGTGAGCGACGGGACGGAACTCGGCGCGGCGCTGATCGCGGCGGGCATGGCGGTTTTTTGGGACGGGCACGGCGCGAAACCGCTGCCGACAACCGGGGGGACGGCATGACGCTCACCGACTATCGCGTGATCGGCATCGCGCCCGATCTCACCGAGGCGCAATTTATCGGCATCCTGCAAGCGGCGCAAAGCCCCGCGCTCTCGGCGGGCCATGCGGTCTACCAGTACTGTGTCAAAAGGAGGGTCAGCATGGCCTTCCTCCTCGCGATGTTCCTGCGCGAGTCGGGCATGGGCAAGGCCGGGACGGCGACGATCACCCACTCGTGGGGTAACACGCGCACGCCGGTCCACGGCGGGGTGATCCCGGTGCGGCTGACGACGCCGGGCGAGGCGCGATCGGGGACGTTCCCGGTCTTCCGCGACTGGATCGACGGCGGGATCGCCACGGTGGCGCGATGGCTCGACTACGCGCCCTACCAGGGCAAGACGACCGTGGGGCAGATCATCCCGACGTGGGCACCGAACAGCGACGGCAACGACAGCGCGGCGTATGCGGCGGGCGTCCTGGCGAGCATCGCCGGGTGGGTTGGGCAGGCACAGGAGGCGGCGAGCGCCGCGAAGGGGGGCAGCGTGACGGGACATGTGCCGAAACCGCCGATCACGAATCATATCATCGGCATCCCGCCCAAGCGCGACGGCGTGGGCGTGGAGCGGCTCGCCGCCAGGCGCACGCCCGGTGCGACCGTGCTGCACAGCATGGCCGGGACGCTCGGCTCGTGCGACAACTATTTCCCCGGCCCGGACGTGGAAGCGCTCACCGATTTCGGGATCGGCCAGACGAACTTCAACGGCAGCGGTTTCGCGCAGATCATCCAGTGGTGCGAGATTCGGGGGACGCTGATGCCCTGGGCGAGCGGGCCGGTCCGCTCGCCCCAGGGCGACGGCCCGCGCTTCCTGGCCCACTTCGGAGGCGCGGCGTCGGTCAACAATGTCGGCGTCTCGATCGAGCACGATGACACGACGCTGGCGAACGGCGCGCGCGTGGCACCGGGCGAGGCGGCGGTGACGGTCTACCAGTGGTCGGCCTCGATCTGGCTACAAGCCTACCTCCACGCCGAGGAGTTCGCGCAGACGGCGGCGACCTACGATTTCAACATGCACCACCGGGAATTCTGCGGGGACGCCTACAAGACCTGTCCGCGACCGCGCATCACCGACCACACCGAGGAGTACCAGGCGGCGGTCAGGGCGATCATGGACCACTATCAGGCGGGGGTGCCATACCCTTCGGGCGGGCTGATCGTGGCGGGTATGCGGATCAACACGCCGCCGAGCGAGACGGTCGGCAAGGTGCCGGTGATCCCGGCGCAACAGGAGGTTGACGTGGCCGTACCGAGAGTGGGCGTGACCGAGGTGCAGATCATCGGCGGGCAAGTCGTGGTGGTGAGCAATTACGGACCGGACGAGCGGGATGTGGTAGCCGCGACGGTGAACACCCAGGATCAGGGCGTCGCGATGATCAACAAGCACGGCGAGCGGTACGGGCGCTCGCAGCAGCAGAACACGTTCAAGGATTTCTACCCTATCCCAAAATCCTGACGCCATCGGCCCCCGCGCCCGTGCCGGTCCCGGCACCGACGCCCACGCCCCCGGTGGTGGTGACACCCAGGCCGCAGCCGCAGCCGACGCCGACACCGCCCGTAGCGCAACAGGAGGACGGCATGACAATCATCCAGGATATTCGCCGCGAGCAGAATCAGGCCGGGCGTGTGGCCGGGAGTTTCCGCGACGGCCGACACACCCGCTACATCGAGGTCATCCACGAGGTGATCGTGATCTGCGATTCCGATCTCCACCCGGATGGCACCCCGGTCGAGCGGCACCGGAATGCCGATCTCGTCGGCAAGAACTTCGCGCCGCGCACGATCACCACCACGCGCAGCGGCTTCGACGGCAAACTGATCGTCTGCCTCGGCGGCTATACCAATGATGCCGGTGACAGTCGCCGGATCACGGTCAAGCTGGACTTAGTAATTGCGCCGGAGGAATAATGGACCGCCTGCAATCCGTCCTGATCGGGATCGGCCACGCGCCCCGGGTCGTCGCCGCCGCCAGGGCACTGGTGTTGTACGCGCTGCCGCTGGCGATCAGCATCCTGGCCGCGTGGCTGGCCGGGCTGACCGACCCGCGCCTGCTCGGCATCCCGCTCGTGGCGATCCCGCTGGTGCGTGCCATCGGCGAGGCCGTGATAGACGAGGTGCATCGTAGCGGGGAAAACGTCCCACCTGGCGGCGCGACCCCACCCACCGCCTAGCCCACTCCGGAGCCACGCTCCCCGGAGTGGGCTCCTCCTCCCGCAGGGCCGCGAGGCCCAACTTCCCCTCCCCCACGCCTCAGGCGGCGGCTGAGATAATCTCAGCCGCCGCCTTTTCGCGGGCGGCTAGTGTAGCCGGCTTTGCACGTAATCTCACCCCAAACGGGGTGATTTTGTGCAGGTACGTCAACGACCCCCGGCTAAAGACCGGGGGCTTGTCCCTGGCACGGTGCCGAGACAATAGGCGGGCTGACAGCCGCCCTCGATAGGTAGTCCTGGCGGATATTCAGGGAGCCGTTATGGTCGGCGTTACAGACGAAGCCACACGAGACGCAGCGGAATTCGGCTTGGTGCGGGCGGTTCGCCCGCTCCCGATGCCCGCACGCGCTGCATTTCTGGCTGGTGTAGCGCGGATCGACGTAGCCGATAGCCACGCCACGCGCTTGCGCCTTGTACGCCGTGAACGCCTGCAACTGGGCGAACGACCAGCTATGCAGCCGTCGCCGCTGTTGCTTGCGGACTTTCGCCCGCCCTCGAATATCCGTCAAATCCTCGAAGACGAGCGTCGCGCCGGGTTGGACGCTCGTGACGAGACGTTTGGACAGGACGTGATCGCAATCGCGCCGGAACCGTCCCTGCTTGCCGGACAGCCTTTTCAGGTGTCGCTTGGCGCTGCGGGTGCCTTTGGCTTGCAATCGTCGTCTGAGGTTGTGCGTGCGCCCCTCCACAACTCGCCAGTGGTCGGAGCCGTAGTGGTTGCCGCGCGAATCGGTGGCGGGGTGGACGATGCCGAGATCGACGCCGATCGTCTCGTCCGTCGGTGCGGTCGCGGCGACGGGTGCCGCCACGACCACATGCAGCCACCAGCGGCCCTGGCGGTCACAGAACAGGTCGGCGCTGGCCGTAGGCCAGTCGGCGTAGCGCCGATGGTAGGGGGAGAGACGGAACGTCACGGCGCGGCGGCCCCGCGTGGTCAGCAACGAGGCTGTACCAGCGGCGAGATCGACGCGATAGGAGCGGGCGTCGTAGCGGATCGGGCAATGGTCGGACTGCGGCAGGGACGGCATATGGCGCTTGTCCTCGGGGCGCTTCATCTCCTTGGCCGCGAGTGCCTTGGCCGACTTCAACGCCTCGGTCGCCTTGACGCGGGCGGCACAGACAAGTTGCGCCGGGAGTCCGGTCCTGGCCCGCTCGGGATAGTACGTCGCCTTGTGCAACTCCACACCGTTCGCAATGCCCGTTGCCCATCCATGCGCGGCAACCGCGTTGAACGAGGACGTAGACAACGCCACCGTCTCCGCGAAGAGCGCGGCGGTTGCGGCATCGGGCCGGAGTCGGAGTCGCACGGTACGCTGCATATCCATGTTCATATAGTACCACGAATATCGGCGCTTGACAACGGCACCGCTTTCCTCTCCCGGTTGAAACCGGGAGTATCCAGCGGAGAACTTCTATGAGTTCTTGTGCAAGATAGCCGGATCGTCCCGTATACGTTTAGGTTGACACAGGACAGACAACCGGCTAACGTGGGGGGATCGGTGCAACCGCGCGCCGTCTCGTGCGCCTGGTTGCTCTCCGGCAAGGGGTGTGTCCGATGCCCGCCAAAACGCCTGACTCTGACAATGACCTTTACTATGGGGACAATCTGCCGATCTTGCGCCGCTATATTGCCGATGAGAGCATCGATCTCGTGTACATCGATCCTCCCTTTAACTCCAGCCTTGGCTACAATATCCTGTTCAAAGAGCAGAATGGGAAGCGCGCCGCAGGCCAGATGAAGACGTTCGATGACACCTGGCGTTGGGACGAAGGAACGAGCAAAGAATACGACGAATTCACCGGGAGCGGCGGCAAAGTGTCCGTCGCGATGCGTGCCTTCCGGCAACTCTTAGGCACGAGCGACATGCTGGCATATCTGACCATGATGGCCCCCCGCCTGGTTGAGATGCATCGCGTGCTTCGGCACACCGGCTCGTTCTATCTCCATTGCGATCCCGCTGGCAGCCACTATCTGAAGATTCTCCTTGATGCGATTTTCGGCCCGGGCCGCTTCCGCACCGAGATCGTCTGGAAGCGCAGCGCCGCCCACAATGACACCAAGCAAGGTCGTCAGCAACACGGCCATATTCACGATGTCCTCCTTTTCTATACCAAAGGCGACGAGTGGACCTGGAACCCGATCTATACGCCCTACGACCAAGGATACCTGGATGCCTTCTATCGCTATGTCGAGCCTGAAACTGGGCGACGCTACCGGGTAGACAATCTGACCGCAGCAAAAGGCGGCGGCGATACCGAATACGAGTGGAAGGGGGCAAAGCCATACGAAGGTCGCTACTGGGCGTACTCGCGCGCGAACATGGAGCGGTTCGACCGGGAAGGGCGGCTCTACTACGCCAAAAGCGGTATGCCGAGTTATAAGCGGTACTTGGATGAGATGCCCGGTGTTGCGCTGCAAGACCTCTGGGCAGATATCCGCCCAATCGGGGCGCAAGCTGCCGAGCGCATGGGGTATGCCACGCAGAAACCGCTCACATTGTTGGAACGCATCATTGAATCAAGTAGCAATCCCGGCGATGTCATCCTTGACGCCTTCTGCGGCTGCGGCACGGCGGTTGACGCGGCCCAGGCGCTAGATCGACGCTGGATCGGCATTGATGTGACCTATGCGGCTATCCGCGTCATCCGCGCACGTTTGGACTCCCGCTTTGGTCCTGGGACAGCTCCGAAACCTATAGGCGAGCCTGAAACGGTCGAAGATGCGGCGGTGCTGGCGAATACCGACCGCTACCAGTTCCAATGGTGGGCATTAGGTCTGGTCGGTGCGCGCCCGATAGACGAGAAGAAGGGGGCGGATCAGGGGGTTGATGGTCGCCTCGCGTTCGATGATGAGGATAGCGGCTATCTCAAGGAGATCATCTTCTCGGTCAAGTCCGGCGCGATCCCGCCGAATCACATCCGCGAACTGCGCGGCGTCATCGAGCGCGAGGAAGCGCCCATCGGCGTGCTTATCACCTTCCAGCCCCCCTCACGCGCTATGCGGAAGGAGGCGGCCAACGCGGGGACATACTACTCGCCGCGTTGGGGCCGTCGCTACCCGCGCCTCCAAATCCTGACGATAGCAGAACTGCTTGACGGGAAACAGGTCGATTGCCCGCCGCTCAGCCAAGTGAACCGCACGATGCCGAAGGCGCCGCGCCACAAGCGCCCCGCAACCACGTTCCAACGCCCGCTTACCGGCGCGAATCTGGTGGATGTCAGTAAGCAAGAAGAAACCGCCGTGCCGCCTCTGCGGGCGGTCGGCGGTAAGCGGGAGCGCGGCACAGGCGACTAAGCCCCCATGCGCGGGTCGATGCCGAGTTCGTGCATCGAGTGGATCAGCACGCAGATATTGTGACGCATGCGCTATGCTCGTGGCGCGGTGGCGGTATCTCGCACCGCTGCGCCGATAGCAGGCGTCCCCACGTGGCATCGGCTGGAGACGGGACGGCAATCGAGCGACGGGGGAGGCGACAACACAGGCCCACGGTGGCGCGTAGCCCCGCACCGCTGCGACGGTGCGGGGCTTCCCCTTTTGCTGGCGGTGCGGTATAGTGCTCGCAGGGCGAGGGTAAATAACCCTGGTGGGGTAGCGCGATCCCACACGCAGCGGACGCGCCGTGGTTGGTTCGATTCCTTCGGCCCTTGCCCACCTTGGAGTAGCCCGCAGCGCCCCGACCGCCTGGCCGGGGCGCTGCTGTGTGTCTGGTAGCCGACAGTCGGGGCGATTTGGACACATGAGCAGACAAGGCTCGTTGTCCGCGTCCATACCGACGAAGGGGTGAGCGGGATCGGCGAGGTCGATTCGTCCCCTGCGGTGGCCAAGGCGATCATCGAGGCACCGCTCTCCCACGCGATCGCGCGTGGCCTGCGTCTCTGTGTCCTCGGCGAGGATCTGCGTGACATCGCCCACCTTTGGGAGCGAATGTATGGGGGCTCTATTTTCTATGGGCGTGGCGGCGCAGCGCAGCAGGCGATCAGTGGCGTCGATATGGCTCTCTGGGATCTCCTGGGTAAGATAACCGGTCAGCCGGTCTATCGCCTGCTCGGTGGCGGCTTTCGTACCCACCTCCGCGCCTATGCCTCGATCGTCTTCGGCGATACGCCCGCGCAGACAGGGGAGATCGCCCGTCGCCTCGTTGCACAGGGGTTCACCGCGGCGAAGTTCGGCTGGGGGCCGCTTGGCAAGGACGAGACGACCGATTTGGCCCTCGTCCGCGAGGCCCGGCGCGGCCTTGGCGATGGCCCGGAACTGATGATCGACGCCGGGCTCGCCTACGACGTCCGCACCGCCCTCCGCCGCGCCGAACTGTTCGCCGAGTACCGCCCGTTCTGGCTCGAGGAGCCGCTGCATCCCGACGATCTCGATGGCTACGCGCGCCTCGCCGCCCGCTCGCCGATCCGCATCGCGGCGGGGGAGCAGGAGACGACCCTGCGCGGCTTCGCGGCCCTCCTCGCCACCGGGATCGACGTCGTGCAACCCGACGTGGCGCGAGTCGGCGGGCCGAGCGTGGCGGTACAGATCGGGCGGCTGGCCGCAGAGCAGCATCGCCTCTGCGTCAACCATTCGTACAAGACCGGGATCAGCATCGCCGCCTCGCTCCACTTCCTCGCCGCCCTGCCGAATGCCGGTTGGCTCGAATACTGTGTCGAGGGTTCGGCTCTCCGCCAAACACTCACCCGCCAGACCTTCCCGGTTATCGACGGGCAGGTCGCGGTGCCGCAGGGTCCGGGCCTCGGCGTCGAGTTGGACGAGGAGGTTCTGGCGCGTTATCGGGTTGCATAACAGCGACCCGCACGCGTTGCCGCCGATGAGCTAACCATCCGAAATCGTCTTTAGCAAGCACACAAATATGATGTTTGATTACCGCGGCGGTTGTACCCTGTAGCCGGATGACTAATTATAGTGAATCTACCGCAACTGGACTTGCTTGTGTTGCACATGTGAACTTTATACAGTAGTATCCGCGCCTCCTGGAAGTCAGGAACGATACGAAATGAAAGGGTTATAAGTATGAGCACGGGTTGGCTTCGGCGCGCGTTCGGGTTGGTCGTGGTATTGATGCTGAGTGGGACGGGGTATGCCGCTGGTTCGGCGGGATTGCTGACACCACAAAGAGCTTATGCCGCCGATGATTGCCAGGCGTTTAGCCAAACTGGCAAACGAGTCTGTGGGCGCTTCCTCGAATACTGGCAGTCGAACGGGGGATTGGCACAGCAAGGTATGCCGATCACAGATGCGTTTCAAGAGAAAAGTGACGTGAACGGCAACACCTACACCGTTCAATACTTCGAGCGCGCCGTTTTCGAGCTACACCCAGAGAATCAACGGCCCTATAATGTATTGCTCAGTTTGCTTGGAAACGAGAAACTGAAAGCAAAATACCCGAACGGCCCTGGTGCTTCGCCCGCTCCAACCCCTGCACCAAGTACGCCGCCTGCCAACGGCGAACGCACAGGGCGTAGTGCAGTAGTGGGAATTACTATCCATGCGATTCAAGACAATGTTCCTGGCGACAATATATTCAAGCCAAAGGCCGGGTATCGTTGGGTAGCACTCGACGTTTCAGTGCAGAACGTGAGTGGAAAGAATCTGTCGTATAACGCTCTCTACGGGAAGCTGCAAACGACTGACAACCGCGAGTGGGACCAGCCGATCGGCGGTAAGAAGCCTGATTTCAACTACGGAACGATGCAGATCAATCAGACAATTCGCGGGTGGTTCACGTTCGAGGTAGCGGACGGCGCGGTGCCTATGACGTTCTCCTACGATCCGACGTTTGGGAGTAATCCACTCTCAATCCCGCTACGCTGAACGCAGGATACCGTAGGGGTGCTCAGACACCTACGGGACCGTTTCTTCCGTTGCTTGTTCACCGGCCGTCGAGCGCCTGCGCGAGGACGCGCGCGAACCAGCCGCGACTTGCCGGGGTGTTCCAGTCGTCCCAGTTCGCATTGGCCGGGCGATCGGGGAGCGCCCCGACGTTGTGGACGTAGGTGACGAGGTCGAGGCGGTCGCGCACGGCGATCCGCACGTTGGGGTAGAGCGCGGGATTGTCCTCGGTTGCCGCCGCCCAACGCCCCGCTGCGACCATCGCGCGGCTGATGAACGATACCACCTGGATGTGTAGGACCGGGCCGGTCGGGTCGTAGGTGCCGTCCTCGTAGCCGCGCGCGATGCCACGCGCGTTCAACGTGGCCACCGCCGCCCACAGCTCGTCATCGACCGGGCCGCGATCGGGGAAGGGGTTCGGCACTGTCTCGTTCTGCCAGCCCAGCGCGCGGACGATCAGTGCGGCCATCTGCGCGCGCAAGCTGATGTCGCCCGCCCCGAAGCGCCCGTCCCCGTAGCCGCGCACGATCCCCTGCGCCGCCAGATCGCTGATCGCCGCGTAGCCCGGAGCGGTCGGCGCGAGGTCGCTGAAGCTCGCCCCGCCGAGCGCGAGCGCCCTAATGGTCGTCGTGCTGATCCCTTGCGTGTCGGTCGCGGTCAGGCGGACCTCCAGCCAATTCTTTCCCTCGTCGTGGCTCGGCGCGGTGAAACCGATGTTATTGCCGCCGATCGGGCCGAGGACCGGGTGCGTGTGCTCATTGTGGTGCAGGAGGACCTGCCAGGAGAGGCGCGCGTCCGCGAGCGTGCCGTCCTGCGGGTCGGTCGCGGTGCCGGTCAGCGTGTACACCTGTCCCGGCACGTAGGCCGTGCCCGCCGTGGGCGCGATGATCGTCGGCCTCGGCGCGTCGTTCCCGGCCCCGATCTGCACGACCACCGGCTCGGAGAGGGCACCGCGATCGTCGCGCACGCGCAGCGTGGCCGTGCGCGTCGCGGCGACCGTGTAGATGTGGCTGATCTGCGGCACCGTCGTCGTCGCGGTCGTGCCATCACCGAAGTCCCACTCCCAGGTCAGCCTGTCGCCGAGATCGGGATCGGCGCTCGCTCGGCCATCGAAGTCCACGCGTAAAGGGAGCTGTCCGGCGCGCGGGGCGGCGGTGATGGCGGCGGTCGGCGCGCGATCGACCGCGCCGCTGTAGCCGATGCGCCGGATCTGCCCGCCACCGGCGTAGCTCGTGTAGTAGAGCGCCTGCGTCGCACCACCCGGTCCGGCCCACGGCCCGAAGCGGAGGTGGACGGCGCTGCTGCCGCCCAGGCCGCTCGTGAAGTTGCCGCGCGTCCAGGTGCCGGGGGCGGTTTCGCGCAGGGTGAAGATCGTGCCGCAGACATAATCGGCAAAGAGGTAGGTATTGTCGTAAGCGGCGGGCCAGAGGCCGTTGGGGACGAACGCCCCCCCGGTGATCGAGGAGCAGCCGGTGTCACGCCCGTAGTCGTGAATGGGATTGGTCAGACCCGTTGGCGGCGTGCCGCAATCGGTCGTCGAGCCGTTGGCGCAGTGCCCCTCGCGCACGTTCCAGCCGTAGTCCGCGCCGACCTGTCCGGCGTCGATCTCCTCCCAGGTATTCTGTCCCACATCGTTGATGAAGAAGCGCGTGCCGAGCGCGTTCGGGTCGAACGCCATCCGGAAGGGATTACGCAGGCCGGACGAATAAATCTCCTGGCACTTCTTCGTGGTATCGGCGACCCCACCGGTCAGGTTGCAGCGGACGCTATCCGCACCCCGATAGGGATTGCTGGCCGGGATGTCGCCATTGGGCGCGATCCGCAGGATCTTGCCGGTGAGGGCGTAGAGTTGGCGCGCGGTCAGGGGCGTGCTGCCGCCATCACCGACGCTGATGTAGAGCAAGCCGTCCTTGCCGAAGTTGAGATCGCCGCCGTTGTGGTTCCCGGCGGGGGAGAGGAGGTTGTCGATCAGGACGACCTCGCCGCTCGCACGGTTGTCGTCGCCGAGGGTCCAGCGGGTGACGCGGTTGGCGGGGGCCGGCGTGCCGCTGCACGCGTCGCCGCGCCGCACGGTGTAGTAGAGATAGATGAAGCGATTGGTGGCGAAGTTCGGGTCGACGGCGATCCCGAGCAGGCCCCGCTCGGAGTTCGCACAGAGGTCGCCGCGCGCGCCGAGATCGAGCGCGGGCGTGCCGAGGAGCGCGCCACCCGTGTAGATGCGGAGCTGACCCGGCTGCGTGGTGGCGAGCATCCGCCCGTCCGGGGTAAAGGCGAGCGCGGTCGGCGCGGGGATGGCGGCCACGAGATCGTCCTGAAAGCCGGTATCGAGGGCGGCGACGTCCGGCGGGATGAGCGGGAAGAGCGTCAGGAATCCGCCGACGATCACCACGAACGCGAGTGCGGCGCGTGCGATACGAGTCATACCCCGATCTCCTGGCGCTCGCGCGCTTCCCCTACACACAGGTCTCCGGATGATGGCGGGCCACCGCGTGCTTGTGCGAGCCGCTCGGGTCGCCACAAGCCGTGTCGAGCGGCACCGCCCGCACGGAGTACCTGTAGTCTATTTCCATACGCCGCGTCTATAGCCTAAAAGTCCCGTGAGGCCTGGCGTTGTTCCTTGGTGGACGTGACCGGTGGCACGCATCCCCGAGGGGGTTAAGCCTTGGGAAGGCTGAGGGGTGCGAGTATGGCCGCGACAGGGTGCGTGACCAGCGGCGGCGGGGAAGGCATCGGCGCGGCGACCGCCTATCGTCTGATCGAGACGGACGTGCCGCCCCTCCCGATTGACATCGACGCGGGACACCGGTGCCGTGCCCCGGTGCCTCCAGCCTCCTCTGGCGCAATTCCATCGTCATACCTGTCCGACCGCTGACCGGGCAGTTCGCACAACACCGCGCCGTGTTCGGCCTTTGTGCAAGTCGTCCATTCGGGCGCTGTGCTATACTACTCGCTGTCGACGAGGCAAAAGGACGCGCGGCAGGACCTACCCGCGTGCGTTGGCGGCTGCGTGTTGTGTTGTGTAGAGCAATTGGCACAATGGCGCGAGAGTGGGAAGCGGAAGAGTAGCGATGGGCATCCTGGAGATTATCACCGAAGGCGATTCGCGCTTGCGGCAGAAGGCGGTCAAGATCAAACGCGTCGAT